AGGTAGTCTTCCATTGGGTAGAGAATCTTCAATAGAATTATCTGGAAATACTTATGGATATTGGGGTGGTGGCGCCGCGTCACCTGGAGCATCTGGATTAAGAAGTGAAATTTATAGAATAGATTTTAATTCAGAAACACTCTCAACAAATCCTTCTAATTTATATACCAGTATGATGAATACTAGTGGGGTATCAAATCCTAGTACATCATCTGGATATTTCTTTGGAGGAGCTACAGGTCCTGGTGGTGGAGGTGGTACTCTTTTAACTAGTGCTGTACAAAGAATTGATTATCAGACTGATTTAGTAACAAGACAAACAAATCTTCCTACAGCAATCACCGAAGTTAGGGGAATAGGTAATAATCAAAATATATTTTTGAGTACTAGTCCGGGAACAATGAGAAAATTTGATTTCTCAAATGAAACAACTACTCTTCCTGGAAAAGATTTAACTAGAGCTATTGGAAGTTTTCCTATTGGACTTGCTGCTAGAAAAAGAGTTACTATATCTCAAAAAAGTTATGGATATTTTGTGGGAGGATATGGTCCTCCTGGAGTACCTGAAGGTGCAAATGCTACTTGTTCTATGTCTAGGTTAGATTTTTTTGCAGATCTTACAGCCCTTTTTCCTCCAGTAACTCCTGCATCATTAACTAGAATATCCGTAGGGACAAGCAATTTATTTGCATATATTCAAGGAAACAATGATAATATTATTAATAGATTGTATCGTTTTGATTTTTCTAGTGAAACATCACTTCTTTCCAACTCAAGATTATTAACTGGAAGAGCTAACGCGGCTGCTGTTTCTAGCCACTCTTATGCTTATTTTGGTGGTGGTTACGATTCTATGCCTGCATTAAATTCAATTTCTGGTATTAATCGTTTAGATTTTAATAGTGAGACCGTAAATAATCCTGGTAAAAATTTAGTAAATTCAAGAGCAACTCATGCAGGATGTTCAAATACTTTTTATGGGTATTTTATTGGAGGAAGTTCCACAACCAATATTGATAGGATTGACTTTTCAAACGAAACTACACAACAAATTTCTGGAGCATTGATTGGTGTAAGAAGAAGAGTTTCTGGTACATCAAGTGATTTGTATGGATATATTTTTGGTGGAGATGACGGTAGTGGTAATGATGCACGTTCTTATATATCTAGATTAGACTTTTCTAATGAAAGTATATCAGATAACATTACTACTCTCCCTCTAGGTGAAAACTCAGATACTGGAAGAACTGAAACATCTGCAAATTCAAGCAAATCTGATGCATATATTGGAGGAGGATTTACTAACCTTAGTGGTTATTCTAGTGCTATATATAAATTTCCGTTTTCGACTGAATCAGCATCACGTCCTCCTAGTATAAACATACATACAAAATCGCGAAGCCTTGGAGCATTTTCAAATTCAAACTAAATAAAATGAATAAATTTTAGTATTATGAATAACATTCTTTCGAATATTTTGATCCAACCGAAGGTTCTTACTCCTAAAGCGATTGATTTTTTGATTTCTCATGCAAAAAATTCTCCTCAAGAGTACATGGGAATTTTTGACGCTGATCGAGCTAATAAAAATGAAGATGAGGAACATCCAGGAAAAATTGATCTCAAACAAAGAAATGTAAAAGCAGCTAATATTGAACCTATTCTTTCAGAAATTAAAGAACTTTATGGTAATATAGTTACTCATGTTATTAATCCCTTTTATAATTTTAAGATTAGGGACAGTGAAATGCCTCAACTTCTTGTGTATGAAAAAGGAGGACACTATAAAACTCATTTTGATGCAGTAGCAAAATGGAAAAATCCCGATGGTACAGTTATTTGGAAAAAATCTATCGATAGAGATTTATCTACAGTTCTTTTTCTTAATGATAATTTTGAAGGTGGAGAATTTGTATTTCCCGATCTAAGAATTAGAATAAGACCTGAACCTGGTCTTTTAATTGCTTTTCCATCTTCTCAATTTTATGCTCACAAAGTTGAACCAGTAATCTCAGGAACTCGTTATGCTATGGTAAATTGGATGACTGTCCAAGGATTTAAAACAAAAGCAGAAATTGATAAAGAATTAGAAGATAAATATGATATAAAGGTATATTAAGTATAAAAATGTCTCAACTTATAAAACATTATTGGATAAATCGTGACACTGGAGAATGGGCAACAGATACTTATTTTGGGTTGATGATGCCCATTATCAAAGGGTTGAAAATTGAACATGAACTTTTTACTGAAAATAATATTCCATTCTTTTTATCAACTATACCCGAATATCATGAATACGAAGTTACGATTCTTCCAGAAGAACTTTTAGAATATCAAAATAATAGTGATATTACTATTATAAGTTATAATGAGAGGCAAATTGAAGTTCCTGTAGATAATTTTGGGGGAGGTGATGTAAGAAACCAAACAGTTTATGATGTTGTTTATAGAGAACCATACATTATAAATGAGACCACTGGTGAAGGACTTCGTGTAATAACTCAGCAACAATGGGATTTTGAAATATCTAACTTTGATTCTATACAACAAGAAAAAAGATATAACATTCTTAGAGAAATTCGAGATGAACTTCTCAAGATAACTGATTGGATTTCAATTAAATCGAATGAACTAGGAAGTAGTTTGCCGTTAGATTTTAAAATATGGAGACAATCTCTTAGAGATCTTCCAAATAGTGTTCAATTTCCAAGTTCATTTCCAGATATCCCAACTATTTTAGATGGAAACAAAGAAATTGAAAATTTATATAATAAATTTGATAATGTTAGAACAATTGTAATGATTAATGACCCATTATCATCACAATCTACAACTTCTTTACCTTAAATGATTTCCTACTAAAAGGTCATAACATTTTTTATTTCTATCAAACGCATAATCTGCGTATGGACCATTTTTTCTTACAAAATGTAAAAATAATTGCATGAATCTGTCGTTATCATGAGTTCTTAAAGGACTTCTCCAATGCTCTACTTGAGTTCCAAGATATGCGACTCCATGACCAGGAGGAGTTACTGCTGATATTCTTTTTCCAGTAAAATCTTTAAGTTTAATTGGCCATGCAGCATCTCCACAAATATTCATAGTAACTGATATTTCACAAGATGGTCGGTCGGTATGACAATTCATCCATCCTTTATTATGATATGTTGTAGAAAACCAGTATGTTGGAATGAGTTCTTCTCCTACTAGAGATTCTAGAATTGGTTGAACTCTTTTCATTATAAAAGTACATGAGGGAGGTGCGTAGCAAGTTAATACTCTTCCTCTTTCTGCATCCCAATGTCCATTCAGAGTATTTAAATCATTTATTGCACCGCATAAATTTTTATATTTTATCAATATTGCTTCTTCTTTAGTAATAATCTCTGGTAAATAGTACCATCCTTTTTTTAAAAATTCGCTCATATTAGGTCTCATTCTATATTATGTATTCTAACATAAATACTTTAAAGGTTTAAGGACATGGCTGTTGCTGCAGTTAATATTGTAGTAGAACAAGGAACTGATTACCAAGAAGTTTTTACCATAAACAATCCAGATGGAACTCCATTGGATTTATCTGGTCATACTGGAGTTGCAAAAATTAGAAAGCATCCAGAATCTATCAATTCTACCTCATTTAATGTTGGTATTGTATCTGCTGCAGGACAGGTAGTAGTTTCTCTTGCAAATACAGTCACTGATGATTTAAAGGCAGGAAGGTATTATTATGATGTAATTGTAATATCTCCTTCAAATAAAAAAACCAAAGTTATCGATGGGATGGTGCTTGTAAATCCTAGTGAGTCGATTTAATGCCTACAGTTTCGCTTGGAAGTACTGGATATAATGTAACTACAAGTCATTCACGTAGAACTGTTTCTGTCGGCAGTACTGGGTATAACGTTACTGCTGGTTATACGAATGCACTCAAAGTAACATCGCAAGCTTCAGGTATCCAAGGAACTCAAGGAACTCAAGGTCCATTAAATGATTTTCAAGGTACTCAGGGTATTCAAGGACTTCAAGGACTGCATGGAAATCAAGGTGCCCAAGGTTTAAGTAATCAAGGTTCTCAAGGTATATGGGGAACTCAAGGTGCTCAAGGTCTTTTAGGATATCAAGGTACGCAAGGTACGCAAGGTAGACAAGGTACGCAGGGTAGACAAGGTACGCAGGGTCTTCAAGGTCTCCAAGGTCTTCAAGGTCTTCAAGGTAATCAGGGAACTCAAGGATTTCAAGGAACGCAAGGTACTCAAGGTCTCCAAGGTCGTCAAGGTCGTCAGGGACTTCAAGGTAATCAAGGTTTACAAGGACTTCAAGGTCTTCAAGGAACTCAGGGACTTCAAGGAGACCAAGGAACTCAAGGACTTCAAGGCACCCAGGGTCTTCAAGGCAGACAAGGTAGACAGGGCACTCAGGGACTCCAAGGACTTCAGGGAGAATCTATTCAAGGTGTTCAAGGTATTTGTGGAGAAACTATTCAGGGCACTCAAGGTACTCAAGGACTTCAAGGAAGACAAGGAAGGCAGGGTACTCAAGGAACATTAGGTCTTCAAGGTCTTCTGGGTGCTCAAGGGCTTCAAGGACTTCAGGGAGAGTCTATACAGGGCCTTCATGGAAATCAAGGAACTCAAGGTCTTCAAGGAAGACAAGGCCGACAAGGTGCTCAAGGACTTCAAGGTGCTCAAGGCACACAGGGTCTTCAGGGAACACAAGGATCAC